GGTAGAACTGTTTAGGAGAAATTAAAAATGAAATTGTATAGCATTGTTTTATTTACATTAGTCACATTGGTTGCCTATGGTGCCACAGTTAGAACTGCAGACAAATTTGAAGTCAGACAGTTGGGCACCACAACACAAAAAATGACCATTGAGGCAAATGCAACAGAGGCCACTATCACAACAGTGAATGATTTGGTCATCAATTCTGGTGATGATGCCAACATTGTGACCCAAGGTCAGGTTTTGTTGGATGCCAGTGCAACAGCAAATATTGTGAAATTGAAATCAAACAGAGTTGAGATTGAAACAACATCAGGCACACCACCAAATCAGTTTGGTGTTTTGACAACACCTAGACACTCTGTTGCAGGTTCAGGAATCACGCAAAATATGTTGCTTGAATCAGGCAGAATCAACGCTGCAGGTGCCTATGGCACAACAGGTGGTGTTTTCATCAGGTCTGGTGAATTGCGTGATGGTGCTGGTGATGTGGCCAATTTGACAACCACAGGAAATTTGCTGGTTGAATCTGGTCGTGCAAGGTCATCATCATTAGACAATTCACTGGTCAACACAGGCACTGCAACATTTGGTTCAGGTCCATTGGAAACAGGCAACATTGGTGCAACAGGCACAGTGGTTGTGCAATCAGGAAGCATCAACAGTGGTGCAACAGGTGACACAGGGAATGTTGAGATCAAGTCTGGCACCACATCATCTGGCACCAGAGGATACACATATTTGGATGGTTTAGTCACCATTTTGGATTCAGATTCAACAATATATGTGTTGGCACAACAGGCATCTGACCCTGTTGATGTAACTGCAGGTCAAATCTATTACAACACCACTGACAATAAATTCAGATATTCAGATGGTGTTCAATATGCCAATATGTCAGGGGATATCAACACAGATGAAACTGTCAAAGTATCAGCCAATGACACAACTGCAGGATATTTGAACGGCAAATTGGTTGCAGGCACAAACATCACATTGGTTGAAAACAATGATGGTGCCAATGAAACACTGACCATCAATGCATCTGGTGGTGGTGTTTCCATTGGTGATGCAATTGGGAATTCACCAACTGCATTTGGTTTTCTCTATGCTGATGGTGCTGGCAATCTAGGAAATGATGACTCATACAAATTTTCTGGCACTGGTCCAACAAACGTCAATTTGACAGTTGGTGCAGCATCATTTGCAGACAGTGATGCCAAAATAACAGTTTCAGGTTTTGACAATGCCAAATTTGTTGGGAGTTGCAATAACAGTATCACAACCTGTGAAACTGGCCTTGATTTGACAGATTCATTCCTTGGCACAGGGTTTTTCAGACAACAAAATGGCAACACAACCATTGGTGGCAATGGACAGATTTTCATTTCACCAACAAGTGCCAATGGCACAGGTGATGTTGTATTGACTGGTGATTTGAGAATCAACAATCAATCAGGCACCGCTGCATTCATTGAATTTGATTCAAACAATGTCACAGACACAATCATGGGTGTCAATTCATCTGGCAATTTCTATGTTGAGCAACAAGGTGGCACCACTTGGCTTCAGAGATTTACAAATGAAGTTATATCCTTCAATGGTTCAGAGCAAGTCCAATTCAACAATGATGGTTTGACCATATATAGTGCTGACGTAAACGGTGCTTACTTAAATCTAGACACACCAAGCAATACAGACTTTAGAATTGAGCATGATGCTGCAACAAATTTTATAATGAGTTACAACATATTCCCGTCATTTACAGAAATTCCCTTTTTTCAATTCGATGCAACGCCATCAACTGGTGATATTACTTTGACAGCGCAAGATGATATCGTTTTGCGGCCAATAGGTGATGTTGTTGATATTGTAGGGACAGGTGGCAGTGCTTATTATAGAGCCAGTGCTGAGGGTGCAGGCAATGCGGGCATAATATTTACAACTGATACCCCAGTGCAACAATATCAACTTGAGAGTTTGGTAACAACTGCAGATTTTCGTTTTAGAGATAACACATCAGGTCTTAATTTGTATTTTTATGACAAATCAGCAGACACCGCAATACTTCAAACAACTCAAACAGCAGCAACGGTTCCAGCCATTATGTTAAGACCTGCATCATCCGCAGATGATTTTTGGGTGGCTGGTGATGGTTCATTGTATGCAGAAGGATTTTCTGCAATTGCAGGTTCAAACGATGTTAGATGGTCATCAGTTACAGGTGAACTTGGTTATCTGTCATCAGATGCCAGAATCAAAAAAGATATCACAACATTGTCAGGTGCAGTCGATGCATTGATGTGTTTAAGGGCAGTGAGATTCAAATGGAAATCTGAATTGGTTAGCACAGATTTCCCTGACAGAAATGACCATGGTTTCATTGCACAGGAAGTGAAAAACTGTGTGCCTGATATTGTTTTCACTGAACAGGACACTGGTTTATATTGGACAGTTGCCTATGAGAAATTGGTGCCAACATTGGTTGCAGGATTTCAGGACCATGAGGACAGATTGTTAGCACTTGAGGGGAAACAACCAAAGGAAAAATTCAAAAAAATCACACCTGTTGATTATACAAAACCAATATATGAGGTTGAGTCTGGAAAAAGTTTCACCTGCACTGACCTGGCAGATTGTCGCGCAAAGAGAAAAGAATATTGTTCAGAGGGATACAATCCAACTATTCTAGAGGTGGCAGGTGCATTGGAGTTTTCCTGCCAGAAAATCACAGGATTTGCTGAGTGAAAAATGTGTTGTCAGAAAATACCCTAGTACCAATTTCATTTGTTGTTTTTGTGATTGGTGGCATGGTGTGGCTGACAACAATATATGCACAGGGCAGTGCAAATCAATATGAGATTGAGAAATTGAGGTCACATGATGGCCTCATTCTTGACAAGTTGGATGACATACAAAAACGACTCTCAAGGATTGAGGGCCACCTTGAAATCAGAGAATGAACAAAACCTCTATGCTGTCCAATTTGCAAAAACCTTTTTGGACATTGAGGATTTGCAGGCAGATTTCAATGACTCTGAGGTTTTGAGAGATCGGCAAAAACTCTGCATGGTTTTCATTGATGCAGTCCTGACCCATGTTGAGGATGAATTTGAAATCCCTATTGGTCTGTTCAAGGCCACAAATCCCCTGACATTTTGGTTCAGAAATCAGGACAAGGTGTTTGGTCATCCTGAACCTGGTTTCATTGCTGTTTGGAAACATACAGACAGGCCAGAGGGCCACATGGGTTTGGTCACAGATGTGGTTGGCAAAAACTCATTTGAGTGCATTGAGGCTGGCCTTTTGACTGGGGATGGTCAATTCATCATTGCCAAAAACGATTTTGTTTACTTGAAAAAAAGGTCAATGAATGGCCACAATAAATGGTTTATGATGGGATTTGTTGACCCATTTTTCAACCAAACACAGAGAGGATATTCATGAATTGGAAAGAAATTTTGACTGAAAAAGTTGTCAAAAAAATTGCGCGTGTTGTTTATGATGAGGTGATTTTCAAAATGGCAGAGGCCTATGTGCAAAAAACTGACAACACATGGGATGACCAGGTGTTGAAATTCCTAGATGATTTTGTTGATGATATGTTGGCAGATGGTGAATAATAGTGAGTGCAATAGGGACATGGATTCTCAATGCAATTCTCAATTGGCTGGCAACATTCATTGCCAGTCAGGTGAGAAAATACATTGAGGAAAAAAAGGCCAAGGCAGAACGTGACAAGGAAATTGAGGTGGCACATGAGAGAATCAAGAATGCGCAATCATTTGATGAATTTGTTGGTGCTGTTGCTGACCTTGGTCGTATTCGCAATACTTAGTGGTTGTAACAAAATACCACCACAACCTGATGGCAACAGATGTGGTTTGTGGCTGACATTTGATGAAAACCAAAAACCTTGGGTGAGATTTGGGTGTGCAGGAATCAATGACCCTGACAGGCAGTTTGTCCTTGATGCAAAAAACCCTCAAGATAGGGCAATCATGCACAGGTCAATCTGTTATCCAATCAATGATGAATTTGAAACACATGAATCATACATGAAATGGTTCAAGGAAATTGAGGCAATTGCCAAAAAAAGGTGTGACTAATGTCCTTTGATTTAACCAATGAGGCACTGATTCAGTCACAGAAAAACCAAATCACACCCAATATTGTGGTGCAGATTGAGGGATTGTCCACACTCATTGGTGCCATTCCTGTCACAAAAAAACTGAGAATTGGTGATGAATGGGCCATTGGTGATGTTAGTTCATTGGGTATTCCATTGGTCATTGGTGGCCTGTTGGAATTCAAGGACCAGGTCAATGTCATGGACCTGAATGGGTCATCAACCACATTGTCACAACAGTTGAGGCAATCACAGGGTGGCACTCAATCAACCACAGTCCTTGATTTTAAAATTCTTGATTTCAATGGTTTTGCAACCAACCTGGTTTCACCAGGAAAAATATTGAATGAAATTCTGGCAAAAAAGGCCACAGTTTATTTGGGTTTTGCCAACACTGCATTCCCTGAATCATTTATTCCTGTCCTGCAGGGCACAGTTGATTCAGTGAGGAATGTGGCAGGTGGTTCAATTCTGTCAATTGCACACCCTGAAAACCTAAAAAGGCAGGATATTTTTGAGCCAATGGTGCCAAAAACACTCACTGCACAAATGAATGACACTCAAACAGGTTTGACAGTTAATGAAACAATCTCTGATTTTTTCACATCACATGATTGTTTGACCTCATACATATCAATTGATGATGAAATCATGTTGGTCAATTCAATTGGACCAAACACATTCAGTGTTGTCAGAGCGCAACTTGGCACCACTGCAGTCATACATGAGGCAGGTGCAAAGGTTTCATCATTTTACAGATTTCAGGAAAATGCCATTGATTTGGCCCTCAAATTCATGGTGTCTGGTTCAGATTCACCATTTGTCAGTGGTATTAAGGCCACCTCATTTGTCAAAATATCAGAGGAATTGAGTGTTGCAAATGCAGTGTATTTTCAAGGTGTGAATCTGCAATTGCTTTATGGCATTGTTGCTGGTGATTTCATCACCATCACTGGTGCCACAAATGGGCCAAACAATGTCACCAATGTTGAGGTGATTGAAATTTTCGATGATGTTGATGGCCAATTCATTGTGATTGATGCCTCACTTGTTCTTGAGGAAACGACAAGTGCAGAGGTTTCATTTGATTCAAAATACAATGTTTTAAATGATGGCCTTGCAATGGACCCAACATTCACAGATGTGGTTCAACATGAAAAATTAAAATCCTTGTTTGCAGGCCAAATTGCTGATTATGATTTCCGTTTGACTGATGCATTCAGTGGTGAGGACATCAATACCCAAATTTACTGGCCCTCTGCACTTTACTCTCTGCCAAGAAAAGGCAGGGCCTCAATTGGCATCACATTCCCACCATTGGCAGATTCAAACACAGTCACCCTAGATGCAGACAGAGTCAAAAACGGGTCAAAAATCATCACAACAAGGTCTGTAAACAAGGATTTTTACAACGCCATAGTGTATAAAATCGACAAGGAAAACCTTGGTGACAAATACAAGTCTGGTGTTGCGACATTTTTAGCAGATTCAATTTCAAGGTTCAAGCGCAAAGGCATTCAAAAACTGCAAATTGAATCATTAGGAATGAGGGAAAACGGTGCCACCATTGACCTCATCAACCGCAACACACAGAGAATAAAAGACAGATATCAATTTGCCGCTGAATCAATTGACCTTGAGGTTGATTTCAGGTCAGGTTTTGCAATCGAAGTTGGTGACACTGTTGTGATGGGTGATGAAAAACTCAAGTTTGTTGACATTGAATCTGGTGACAGAAAACCATCACAAAAAATATATGAGTGTGTGCAAAAAAGAATGAACATCAAAACAGGTTCAATTCAACTGACCCTGCAACAAACAAATTACAATACAGATGGCAGATATGGTGTGATTGGCCCATCATCATACATCAACACTGGTTCAACTGCATCAGTCATAAAACTGAAAAGGTCATTTGGCACATCAGACACTCAATTTGAAATTGCAAAATGGCGTGATTTTGTTGGTCAACCTGTGATTGTCCACAATGATGATTGGACAATTTTTGGGGAGTCATTCATTGATTCTGTTGGCGGTTTGACTGCAGATTTCCTGAACCTATCGCCTGCATTGCCATTCACACCTGGTGAAAACTATTTGTTGGAAATGCCATTTTATCCTGAAAATCCTGACCCAAAATTTGCACAACCTTGGAAACAAATTCATGTTTTCATTGGCCCACAGGTTAGTGTAACATCTGGTGTGAGCCAGTTTATTTTCAATGTTGCATTGGCTGATGCTCCCAAGTTTTTCATTGGTTGTCAGTTGGTGGTGCATGATGAGGGATTCACTGTTGTCAGTCCTGAATCAAAGGTGACTGACATTTCAGGTGGCCAAATCACAGTTGAAACTGACCTTGGATTTGTGCCATCAAATATTCATTTGGTTGATTTAATTGGTGTCAGTGCCGATGGTGGCGCACCATACAGGTATATTTAAAGGGGTGATGATATGGCAGATTTGACACCTGCGCGGAGAAATATTCAAATTGAGGAAACACAATACAGGGCAGGGGTGACTGAAGGCACATTTTCAAGAATGGGTCAGTCAATCAATTTCATCAATGAGAGGCAATATGACACCAGATCATGGGTGGTGAATGGCCCATATTCACTTTTTCAAACTGGTGTTGTTGGCATTGATTTGTTTTTTGCAATACCATTCAACATCACCATTTTTGATGTGGTTTTATACAACAAAAAGGGTGGTGATTCAGGCACAACAACTGTTGATTTGCACAGGTACACTGCACCAGGTGTTGATGCAGGCACAATTTTCACAACCAAACCTGCCATTTCAAGTGCTGCAGTTGACTTTGCCTATGTTGGCACCTTGGCCAATGGCATTGGTGGTGGCACAGGAATGACAAGGCCTGTTTTGAATGTGACTGATTTGAATGCAGGTGATGCATTGAGATTTGATATTGATACAGTGATGACAAATGCCTATGATTTAGGTTTGTCACTGTATTACAAACCACGCTAAGGGGAAAAAATGTCAACAGTTGTGAAAACCATGCCATACAATGGTGGTGGCCTTAAGAGATTGTCAATAGGTTCAAATCAACTTATCAACAATGAAATCATTTGTCAGACTGGCACCAATGAAACTGCAGAGGTCAAAATTGTCAGATGGTATTCAAACGGTTGCACACACAGAATGTGGATTGAATCAGATGGTGGTGGCAATCAAATGTGGATTGTGCCTGAGAGAAATCTTGTTGGCTCACTAAGCGGCGTTGGCAATGATGATTTGAAATTCAACAAATATTTTGGCCTGACCTATGCAGGAATTCACCCATCAATCACCCTTGGCCCAAATCAGAGATTGGTCTATTGGGCAGACACTGCAACAGATGATGGTGTCACCCTTGAGTGCATTTTTGCAAAATACAAACAGGAATCTGGCACATTAGACTATTTGAAAACAGGAAATGGACAACGGTGGTTTGAACACACAGGCACCTCATTGGCAACAGGGACATTGTTTTCAACAGGCATCAATGAATTTGCAATTGTTGATTTGCACACATTCATTTCAGAAAACAGTGGCGGTCCTGCGCAGTTGGCTGAATTGAAATTTGTTTCAACCAGTGGTGATGGTCAAACAGTGACTGTGATGAATCTGGTTGGTGGTTCATTTGTTGAGGTGAGAAATGATGATTATTTTCAGTTGTATCCTGCACCTGACAGATTTGTGATGCCACCACAATGTGAATTGCAGTACAGGTTTCAACATGATTTCACCACACGCAGAATCAGAGTTGGTGTCAATACCACCACATATGCTGCACCATTATTATTCTGATTTTTTCATTCTGCCTGTTGCAATCAGCCAGTTTTCAAATGCCTGCCATTGGTCATCAGTTGGTGGCAGGTATTGAGTTGGCTCATATCTGTGTGATTGTGTCACAGTGCCATCACCATTGTATATGATTTCATGTTGGTCATCTATTTTTTCACCCAATTCAACAACCACATTGCCACATGAATCTGTGATTTTCAGATATCCCATCAATTCCCCTCATATTTCTTTTTCAACAATTTTCTGAATTCAGGCATGGTCATTGACAGTGCTGCACCTGGGTCAGTTTTTCGCCAGTATCCCAAACCCTGAGGGCCAGACACCTCATCATGGCCAAGGACAAAATCAAAATTGAATCTGTCAGGATTGTTGTTTTTCAAAAACATCAGCAAATCAATCAATGATTTTTCCTGTTCAGGGGTGAAAATGTGATATGTGCCACCTTTGATGTTGGCAGTGGTTTCAACATATCTGGTTTGGTCTATGGGGATTCTTTTTTCAAACCAGGTTTCCCAATGGCCATTTTTCAATGTCAGTCTGCCACCTGCAACCAATTCAATGCCCATCAATTCCCTGTTGCAATCCAAAAAACCACCCAACTCATGGTCTGGCCATTTGGATTCACCGCAATGATATCCCCATGAATCAATGGAAAACCCTGTTGGAATATGCCATTGGCCATTTCTCTCAATTGACATGAAATAGTGACCATTTTTTTTGCCTGTATCCAATGCAGAAAATGCACTCTGACCTGCAGTGAAATGAATGACTGCACCCCTAGGGCCACCTTTTATTTTGCCTCTCTGAGTGTGTGAAACTGGTTCAACAACTGCACCAGGCAATGATTTCTGAATTTTTTCTGGTTTACTTGGCATGATTTCCTCAAACGTATCAATCAAATGATAGGCCTTTTGAATGTCAATCAGGCCATTTCTCAAATGTTTTTTGATTTCCTCAATTTTTTCCTCATTTGTCATCATGTATCACCTCAAAATCATCAAGGATTGATTTGAACCTTTGAATCCTGACCATGTGTGTGTGGCCAGGAATTCCATTTCTTAGCCACGTTGCAATCAGAAAATGTGAATCACTGCCATCAAATTCATTCACAATGATTTTTTCAATCCTGACCAGTCTGCCAGACTTTTTGTGCCTGTATTGCTGGCCAACAATCATGACAATTCACCTGTGCTGATTTTCTCGCTGGTTTCCTCTCTGCCTGCCTTGAATGCCTCATATACTGTTTTTGAACTGAAATCATACACATCATGGTTTGATTTGGATTCAATGATTCTCAATTTCACATCAGAATCGAAACACCATTTTCTCAACTCATAAAGGTCATTCATGTATGTATTCCATGCAGTGATTTTAGGTAACACCATTGCATTTTCATGCCATTTGTTTTTTGAGGCATCAAATGGTTCAGGTTGCCTGTGTGTGGCATCAATGAGGGTGATTCTGTCACCAGGCCTCACCACCTTTGCCATTGCATTCAAAGGCACCACATTGACCAGTCCAGGGTCAACACATGAGTTTTCAAGGTCAACCATTGCCAGGATTGACATTGATGAAATGGTGTCACTGCATTTGGGATTTTTCACACTGATGGGCAAAATTGATCTTTTTGTGTCTATGACCTCACACCAGGTTTCAAACTTGGTTGGTTTTGACTCAATTTCCTGCATTTTTGCCCTGAATTTGTCATAATTATACCAACCATTTTTGATGAAAAACACACCAAACAATCTGAATAATGAATTCCTTTTGTATGCATCATCTGTTTTTTCAAATGATGTGACCAACTCAAGGGATTCAACAATTGATTGTCTGGCCAGGGAATAGATGCAACCTGCACCACCTGAATTGCCCATTGCAATATCTATTTCAAACCCTTGTTTTTCAGACAATTGTGACAATGCTCCCAATGAATAGGACCATTGAACCAAACCACCACCAGGAATCACCAAAATTTCTCTCATTTAAATCCTCTCTATTTGTCTCTGTGCCACCAATACATTGTATTGAACAAGGCCCATAAAATCATTGAAACTGCACACAAACTGCACACAACTGTGACAATTAAAATGCCTGCAATCACCATCATTATTGCATCAACTAAAAATTCCATGAAATAATTTCCCCATGACTGATGATTTGAAAAAACGTGTGCAACAGGCAATTGAAAACCATCACAAAAAATTATTGCCCAAACAAAAAAGAAAACACACACACCCTGAGAGGGACATCACCCAACCCGATATTTTAGCATGGTGCAGGTCAAGGAATTGGTCAATTGATGTGGTTGAATCAAGGGCAGTGTTTAATGAAAAATCTGGTGGCTATCATCAGCAACAAGCCAAATCAGGATTCAGTGACCTGGTTGGCAATATGATTGATGGCAGGGCAGTTTTCATTGAACTAAAGGCACCAGGGAAACGGACCAATGCCAGTGCAGCACAGGTCCAATTTCTGACCCAAAAAATCAACACCAATTGTTTTGCCTGTGTCACCGATGGTTCAAAACATTTGGCCCAACTATTTGCCAGGTGGCTGAATGCTCCCGACAAAAAGTCAGTTTTGTTGGATGACTTGCCTCAAAAATTCAATTCCTCTGATGGGTCAAATGACCCCACATCTGAACTGCCATTCTGAGATTCAATCACATCTGCAATGTATGTGTTGGTGTATTGTTTCCCATTGTAGGTGTTTTCCTTGACCTTGATTTTGACACATTTGCCAACAACATTTTCAAGCAACAATGATGACAATGATTCAAGTGAATTCACATCATCAACTGCCATTTCATTCACACCAATTTTCATCAATGTGCCTTTGAGAATTGGCATTCCTTTTTCATTCAAACCAAAGGTGGCCCATGTTTTTTGATTCATGCACTCACCCTCAATCACAGTCAATTCCATTGAAACTGAATCTGATTTGTCTGCCTCAATTGCCTGTTTGATTTCTGTTTTCACCACCATTGCATTGTATTCACCTGGTGGCAATCTCTCACCCATCACCTTTGGTTTGGCTTGTTTCCATAGCTCCGCAAAACTCATTTTTCACCTCTTTGTATTTCTGCCATATAGTAATGACGCTTATCACTTAACCATGCTTTTAAAAATTTGTCAGGAGCTATGCCAGACACCTCTGACAATGCCTTGACCTTTTTGCCAGGAATCAATTGTGTGCCTTTGAGGATTTCAATGACATATCTCTCTGACTGATATCCCATCACCTCAGCAATTTCTGCCTTTGTCATTTTTGCCTTATACATCACATTGATGAATAGTTGTTGGCAGGCAGTGATTGTCCTTGGTGTCACATCAAAATCAAGGGGTTTGGTTGGTTGCATTTTGTGTCTGGCCATTTTGTATTTTTCCTTTTAATTGTTCAACTTTTTGCTGCATTTCTTCAATGTCATTTGGTTTCATGTATGCCTGCCTTAAGGCCTTAGCACTCAAAGGCAATTTTTCTGGCAACATTCCTGTTCTGTCACCTGCCGCCTGGACATATTTGGTTGGTTTTGTCCTCATCACACGTTGACCATTTTCATCCTGGTAACAGTTCAAAATAATGTCACACATTCCTGTGAATGTTTTTTCAACTGATTCACTCATTGAGGTTGCTGACACAGTCCATTCAAGGCCTTTGTCTTTTTGCATTCTCTCTTTTTGATGAGTGATGAAAACAATGGGCATTTTTCTTGATAGCAACAGAATTGGCCTCATGAGTTTTTTTCGCAACATTTCAGTGCCTTTGCCAAATTTCAAATCAGCCAATGCCTTGACTTTTTCCTCTGCAACAATCTCATCCTTGGCAAAATCAATCAGATGGTCCAACACATCAATGATGATGGCCTCAAAATTGTGTTCTTGTGTCAGTAACATTTTGGACAGATTTGCAAAGTCCTGCCAATTCTTGATGGGATATTCAAAAATGGAAACGTGTTTGTGACCATCCTCTGTTGTGGCCCAAATTGCATTGGGATAAATTTCTGCAGCGAGTTTTGTTTTTCCGATTTTTGGCTGACCAACAATCATGATTGTTTGTGATTTGAAATCAGTCTGTGTCACAGTTTTTTGTGTAGGCAATCCCATGTTTCATCCTTTGTGTTTTGTTATGGCAACAGAATATGTCATATCTGACAAATGAAATGAACACATGACACATCAGGTCCATGAAATTAAAATGTTTACTTAGTTCAGGTCTGGCACCACAATTTGCAGACCAACTGAGGGATTCAATGACATTGATTGATTTTTGTCTGCAACACAATTTGACAGAATTGCCTGTGCCAGATGGCAACATTCACAGGTTTTCTGTTGGCAATTCCAAAAACAAAAATGGGTGGTATGTATTTCACAACACTAATGGTTTTGAACATATAACAATTGGTGATTGGAAATCTGACACCAGATATTCATGGTCAAACAAGAAAAAACTCAATGATGATGAAAAACAACTCATCGAAAATCAGGTGTTGCAGGCACAGATTCAAAGGGAAAAAGAGAAATCAGAATCACAAAAACAAACTGCCTTGGTTGCACAACAAATGTGGAATGAGGCAGGTCTATATGACATATCGCATCCCTATTTGGCCAGAAAACAAATAAAATCAACAACGCTGAACATAAAACAGTTGGGTCAAAAATTATTAGTACCAATTTTTGATGGTGATGTGTTAGTGAATATCCAAACGATTGGCATTGATGGGCAAAAACTATTTCTGCCAGGTGGCAAAATCAGTGGTTGTGCTGCACCCATATCCTTGTTGTGTTACTCTCGACCCCATGCAATAAAACGGTTTTACCTGGGTGAGGGCATGGCCACTGGTGCCACCATTTTTGAGGCCACAAATGAACCTGTGTGGCTGGCATTCACTGCACAAAATCTTAAACGTGTGTATGAGAGATTGGTTCAGGATTTTCCTGACCATGAAATCATCATCATTGCAGACAATGACCATAAAACAACCAGGCCACCAAACCCTGGTCTGACTAAGGCCAAGGAAATCCAACAACAATATGGTGCCAAGGTGATTGCACCATTTGGGATTGATGGCACAGATTTCAATGATATGTTGATTGAAAAAGGAATGGCAGAGGTGCAGTCATATTTTGACACTGAACCTGATTCCCTTGAGACAATCACACAACCACCACCATTCACATTCATCAATGAAAAAGGCAAGGAAGCTCCAGACTTCAATGGTGTGGCTGGTTGGGCAGATAACACAGGGGAAATCATTTCCGATTCAGGCAACACATACATATATGATGACCATCATTTCAAACTGTTGACCAAAAATCAGTTGATGGCACACATTGACAGTTGGGGGGGTGGTATTCACCCCTCACAAATCGGTCAATTCCTGGTGAAAATTCAGGCCACAACTGACCTCTGTTTGAAACGTCAGACCATTGATTCCTTGAGAGAAAAAACCAATGGGAAAATCAATCTGGCCAATGGTGTCCTGCACATTGATTCATGTGAGTTGAGAAAACATTCCAAGAAATATTTTTTCAGCTACAAATTGCCACACAATTTTGAACCTGATTCAAAATGCCCAAAATTTGATGCCTTTTTGGATGACATTTTGTGTGGCAACCAGGATGACATTGCAACAATCTGGGAATTATTTGGATACATCATTGAGGGCAAAAAACCCTGGTTGCACAGGGCAGTTGTTTTGTATGGTGATGGTGCCAATGGGAAATCAGTGTTGATTTCAGTCCTTGAAAAACTCATTGGAAAACACAATTTTTCAACAGTTTCACCCCTTGATTTGGGAAAACCATTCACTGCAATTGGCATGGTTGGCAAGTTGGCCAACATTGTCCATGAATGGCCAAAGGTTGGGATTGATTCAGACACATTCAAACGGACCATTTCAGGTGAATCCCTCAATGTGTCATACAAACACCAGAATGAATTCACCATCAATCCAATTTGCAAATGGTTGATTGCCTCAAATGGCATTCTGACATTCAAAGGTGACAACTCAACTGGTATTCATCGGCGTGTTCAGTATGTGTATTTTGAAAACAACTATGAGGCCAGGGCAGACCATACAATCTGGACAAGGTTTGATGATGAAATGGCAGGAATCATCAACAAATCACTTGAGGGTTTGAAACGACTTAAGGCACAGGGGTCATTCACAGAATCAGATCGGTCAAAAATATTGAAAAATGAGGCCATCAGAGAGAATGACAGTGTGGTTGAATGGGTCACTGATGAATTGGATTTCAATGGCCAGACTGACAAGAAATGGTCAATCAAATCATTGTTCAAAAAATATCAGTTATGGTGTGATGAATCCAACAGGCGACCAGTCAACAAAATCAATTTTGGCAGAAAACTAAACAAGCTATTGAATGAACATGGTATTGAACAACAACGTGACAGGGACAACAGATTTTATGTTGGTTTTACTGTCCGAACATACATATTAGGGGTGAATGAATAATGGAAACGGTTGAATCATATTTTGGTTTTGAAAAAATTGACATTGATTTCATCAGTGAAAATTTTGAGGGTGAATATTGGGATGCCTGTGACAATTTTATCAGGTCAAATTGGTCCAGGGACATGGACACAATGTCAGAAAAACAAATCAATTGGTTGACAAGAATTCTTAAGAATTGCATTGAAAAAAGAATTGAAAAAAAAAATTAACATCAATGGAAAAAATGTTTCAGGAATATCTAGGAAAACCCAAGGGCAGATATTGGAAAAAGAATCATTTCAATGAATGAAACACAAAGGACAAAAAATGTTTTTTGAACAACGTCAACAATTCATCAATCTGAAAAATGTCACCAAACTTGAACTAGATAGGATTGAAATGCAGTTTGAAATCCTCATGGAATGTGCAAAATACTATGCCTGCATTGAGGGTGATGTTGGTGTGAATGCCAGATTGACCATTCAGAAATTAAGAGAAATGAACCCTGATGCACTTGGTGTCACCAGGGTCAGAGGGAATGAACAACCTTGATTGGTTTTGCGTCGGCAGTGTCAGTGCCATTCCTAGTGTATTCATTTTCAATTCATCAACCGTTTGGCTAGTTGTGCATGAATCCTGTTGATGGTTGACCTGATGCGCAACAATTCACTCACATCACCAGGATATTCAGGATGCAAATGCACATGATTCATCAACTCGGTGACACCCATCATTGCCGCCTGAACCAATTCAAAATCACTCATTGACCCAATGGCATCATGGTCCATGAAAATCACATTGTGGCCCTCACAAAGGGAATCAGCCATGTTGAACACCTTGGCATCATCTGGTTCATTTTCCAGGGCATTGATGATTGATTGCAACTCTGCCCAATGTTCAGCTGCACCCTCATCATCTGGGGAATCAAATTCAATGGCCTGTTGCCGCTCCCGAAAAACCTCAATTGTGGACACCCTATCAATGATTTTTTGCATAAAAACACCTCACTTTTTTGTCAGTTTAAGACAGAAAACTAGACTGACATTGTAACATAAAGGTGTGACAGATTCACCTGAGAATGTGTCACACTCAAGGGGTGAAAATTGGGTGAATCAATGTGAAACATATTCACATGGTCAAAAATTGGGCAGTGCCAATTTGATGCATCACGCATGACTAATAATTGGGCAAAATGTGTGACAGATGTGACAGATGTGTGACAGATTAAAAAAAAATCTGTCACACTGTAAGTTGTCGATATTAGGTTGAAATTTTCAGTTGTGACAGATGTGACAGATATTTCTTTAAATAATAATAATAAAAAAATATAGATTTATAAAAAGATCTATTTTTTCAAAAAAACTTTTTGGCCATTTTCACTGAATCTGTCACAAATGAAATCAATTCTCATTTCCTGATTCTGGTGCCTTTTTAATCAGCATTTCAGACAGTGCCTCTGCATTGGCAACCATGCCCTCAAACAAGGCCCGATTGTCTGACCCTGGTTTCCATCTGATTTGGTCATTCACCGCAAAGGCATGAAGTTGAACCAGGACTGCCAGTTTCTTGAATAGATATTTTGAAATCATTTTTTCCCCTCATCTGACCAATGGTCTGTTTTTGTTTGTTGTTGCGTGTCATTGTATTTTTTCAATGCACTGTGTGCAACAATTAAATGTGTCAAGGATGACCAGGCCAAGGATGGCCACCAAGGGTTTTCTCATTTTCAAGGCCAAGCCACCTGGTTTTTCATCAGCCAAATTGCTGTTCAACAAATACAAACACAATGCAAAGGTCAGAAATATTGACTTCACACTCTCATTCACAGAATTTCTCACAATCACTCGCAAGAATTGTTACATCTGCAACAGAAAACCTGCCACCAAACTTAACCATGCTGGCCTGAGAGGGTCATACACATACAATGGTATAGATAGACTGGACAACAACCTAGGATACACCTCGGCCAATTCTAGGCCTTGTTGCTGGTTGTGCAACAGGATGAAAATGAACATGACATTGGATGAATTCAAAAAACACATTCAAAGGATTGTTAAGCATGAAAATAGCAGTGTTCGGGAATCAGATTCCTGTGAAAATGGTGAAAAACCTGGTGAATGAAACAAATGCTGTTGGCCTGTTTTATGAGGTCAACAATGAAATTCACCTCTGCACATCGACAAATGACAATCCAAAATACAAATTGCAGGTGTTACTGCATGAAATTGGACACGCAATTTTCTCAAGGCAGGGAATCAACCAAGTGCCTCACACCCTTGACCTGCAGGAAATGGTTGTGCAGAATTTCTCAACCTGGTTTGTTGAAAACCTTGACCTGGTGAATGACCTGTTGAGAAAATTTGAGGCACAGCAAAAAAAGGAATCGAATGTCAAAACAAAAACAAAAAAATCAGGTCCAAAAAATAGAATCAAATGAGGTTGCAGAGAGGGTCAAACCTGGACAACCAGAGATTGAATTCAAAAATGAATATTGTGATGTTGTCATTCGAGAAATGGCCAAAGGATATTCATTCATGGCAGCGTGTGGACACATTGGCATTTCTTATGAAACTGGTTTGAAATGGTGCAAAGAAATTAACGCAATGTCACAGGCCAGAAAAAAAGGCGAATCTTTGAGTGCAATTTTTTGGGAGAAAAAGGCAGTTGACCATGTGGTGACTGGTGCATCAACAGTGTTCAATCAGGCAGTGTGGGTGTTCAACATGAAAAACAGATTTGGATGGCGCGACAAAATCGAACATTCTGGTGATATCGAAAAACCAATTCAACTTGCATACAATCCAAATTCCAAACCTGATGATGATGGTGAATGAGTGCAGCAAAGGCAGTCACATTTGAGTCATTCAATCCAACTGAAATAAGGTGGCAACACCAACTCACCTATGACCTGCATAACAAAATCAATTTTGACATAGGTGTTCAGACCATCCTGTTGACTGGTGCTGTTGGTTCAGCCAAGTCAACCATTGCCGCCCATATTGCCATCAAACACATGATTGAAAACCCTGGTGCCGTTGTTTGTGTGTGCAGGAAAAATCTCACTGACCTCAAGGAAACAATCTGGTTGAAATTGCTTGAACAACTTAGTTGTTTCAAACGTGACTCGTTTTACTTTCTCAACATGGCTGACCTATCAATCAAGTTGAGGAATGGCTCCCGACTTATCACCAGGTCATGGTCAGATGGTAACTATCAAAAATTTAGGTCACTTGAATTGTCCATGTTGTTGATTGAGGAATTCACTGAAATGCAGGATGAGGAATCAACTGCCTTTGAGGAATTATTTGCGCGTGTTGGTCGAGTGATGGGTGTGAGGCAAAACATGGTGTTGGCCTGCACAAACCCTGATTCACCCACACATTGGATATATGACAAAATTGTTGTGCCTGCACAGTCTGATGACCCGACCACGCACATCTATTATTCAAGGACCAGGGACAATCCTTTTTTGCCCTGGTGGTATGTTGAAAACCTTGAGAAAAAATATGACCCGAAAATGGCAAAAAGGATGCTTGAGGGTGAATGGCTTGAGATTGGGTCAGATGGCATCTATTACAATTATGATTCCTCAATTCATTTCAGGCCAAATCAATCATACAAGGTCAACAGGCAATACCCTATTTGGTTGTCATGGGATTTCAACATAGGTGAGGGAAAACCTTTTTCATCCTGTGCATTCCAATATATTGATGACCATTTCCATTTTTTTGATGAGGTCATTGTTGAGGGAATGAGGACATTGGACAGTTGTGAGGAATGGGCATCAAGGGGTGTCCTTGACTTTGGTTGTGAAATCATGATTGCAGGTGATGCCACAGGTGCAGCAAATTCCACAAAGTCAATTCATTCTGATTGGGATATCATCAAAAAATTCATGGCCAATTATGATGATGGCAGGTTGAAATTCACATCAAGGGTCAAGAAATCAAACCCCCCCATTGTTCAAAGGCACAATGATGTGCGATCATATTTGATGAATTCCAAGGGTGAGGTGAGGTTGACTGTTTACCAGGATTGTCCAACACTAGACAAGGGATTCAGATTGACTCAATGGAAAACTGGTTCAAGGTTCATTGAGAATGATGGTCCCAAACACCCATATCAACACGTCACAACTGCTGCAGGATATGGGATTGTGTCAGCAAAATCAGCCACACGCCGAAAAGGTGGCAACATGAGAGGGTGAGTGAATGGCAATCAATATTTTTCATGGTGACTGTTTGGAAATCATGAAAACCCTGCCTGATAAATCGGTTGATATGTGTTTGACTGACCCACCTTATGGCACCACGGCTTGTAAATGGGATAATGTTATTCCGTTTGAACCGATGTGGGAACAATTGCACAGAATAGTTAAGCCCAATGGTGCTATTTGTTTATTCGGGAGTGAACCGTTTTCTAGTCGGTTAAGGGTGAGTAACCTTAAGCGGTTTAAATACGACTGGGTTTGGTTTAAGGAAAACAGAAGAAATTCAGGATTCCAACACGCTAAAAATAGACCATTAAAAGCAACGGAAACAATTTCAGTCTTTAGTTTAGGTAAAATAAACCATCAAAACCAAACAAAAAATAAGATGATTTACTACCCTCAAGGACTAAAGCCACATGGGAAGATAAGAAGTGTTGAGCCAAGCAAACATTTTTCAACTTTAGGAAAAAGGGAAAATCAAGTTGGCAAAAAATATGAGGCAATTTACACCTGTTATCCAAATGATGTGCTAGTAATTGATTCAGAAAAAAAATCTCAACACCCCACACAAAAACCCGTGCCTTTACTTGAATACCTAATCAAAACCTACACACTTGAAGGTGAAACAGTTTTAGATTTTACAATGGGCAGCGGCTCAACTGGTGTTGCTTGCAAAAATTTAAACAGAAAATTTGTTGGTATTGAGTTGGATGAAAAATATTTTTCAATTGCAGAAAAAAGAATCGAGGGATTAAATGGCGATCAACTATGAGAATCAGGCTGAAATCAAGGATTTGATTGATGAGTCATTGGGTGAGGAAAATGTCCAAAGGATGGCCTCATCATACAAGGAATTTGAATGTTTCATGGACAGACAAGAACAGTATGTTTATGACAAGTTGATTGACTCAATCAACAATGAGGCCACTGTCAGACAGATGCCAAAAATTAGTTCAATCAATATTGCCAGACGTGTGGTGAAACAGGAATCAACACTGTATAAAGAACCACCAGAGAGGCAATTTGCATCTGACAAATCAACATTGTCAGATGGTCAGGAAAATGCACTTCAGATGATGTATGATGATGGCAATTTCAATGTGAAGTTGGCCAAGTCAAATGCATTTTTCAAACTGCAGAATCAAAACATTTTTCAGGTGTTGCCAATGTATGGCAAATTGCAAATCAGACCATTGTTGAGACACCATGTGAATGTGGTGCCTGATTCCAAAAACCCTGAAATGCCAGAGGCATATTTCATTGGTGGTTTTGACCGGACCAGGTTTGTTGCTGGCAACAAAAACATGGATTACACCAAGTCACAATATCGTCAACCATATCAGGATTTCAGAAACCAAAAAATTGCTGATGCAGATGACTGGAGAAAAAAGGCCAGGTTTGTTTGGTGGACAAAGGAATTGAATTTCATCACCAATGGAATGGGTGAGATATTGCCAGATGAAAACATGGGTGCCAATGGACTGATTGACATTGAATCACCCATTGTTGGCCACCTGCCATTTGTTGATGTTGCACCCGCCAAGGATTTTGAATTTTGGGTCAGACAAGGACAATCACTCACTGATTTTTCAATTGAATACAATGCATATATGTCAATCATCATGGACATCATCAGAATGCAGGGTTTTGCAGTGCCAGTGTTCACTGGTTCAGATGACCTGTTGCCTGAATATGTTACCATTGGGCCACGTCAAGGGATTCGATTGCCACAGGACCCTGACAATCCAACCACATTTTCATTTGAGTCACCATCACCTGACATTGGTGCATCAATCCAATTTGGTGAATTCTTGTTGGCCAATTTCCTCTCAAGTCGGGGAATTGACCCAAAAACAATTTCAGGCAAGGCAGAGTCAAACAAATTCAATTCAGGAATTGAGAGATTGTTATCAATGATTGAACAATTCTCTGCCTCAAAGGATGACCAAAATAATTATGACAGTGCTGAACAAGAATTGGTGAAACTGGTTGGTGTTTGGCACAACAACCTCAAGGGTGATGAAACACAACTTGACAAGAAATATTGGACTGATGATTTTCCTGATGATTTGTATGTGTCTGTGAATTTTTACAAACCAGAAATGATTCAGACTGAATCTGAAAAACTGGCCAACATTGAAACTAAAATGAGACTTGGTCTAATGTCAAAGGTTGATGCATTGTCAGTGATTGAGAACATTGAGCCTGACCAGGCCAGAGAGCGCATTGCAGAAATCAGTGCTGAAAAACAGGAAATGATTGCCAAACAATTGAGTGCCACAATCACAATGCCACCATCAAACAATGGTGACAGTGATGACAACTCTGATGGTGAGGGTGATGGCCAGGTTTGAGCGTGATATCAGTGACCCTGAAAACATCACACTGACTGTCAATTTGGATGAGGTGTTTGGTCAGGAATTTCCTGATGATGACAACCTCAAATTGCAGGTTGCACAGGATTTGATTGATATGATGGTTGACAGGACACAGAATCAAAACATCACATGGACTGGGAAAAAATTTGCGCCATATTCAAAGGAATACAAGGCCTCTGATGAATATGCCATTTGGAAATCATCGAATGACCCAAACCTCACATTGCGTGATGAAATGTTGAATTCAATTGATGCAGAGATTGATGGTCAACAGATCATTTTGAAATTCACTGATGCGACAGAATCAGCCAAGGCACATGGCCACATCACCAACCACAATGGTTTATGGGATGAGGGCAACAGTCCTGTGAAAAACAATCCTAGGGATTTTTGGGGATTCACAGACAGTGAATTCAGAGGGATTGTTGCAGAATATGAGGACATCATCAGGACTGAAACTGAAACTGTTGAGGTTGAGGGTGAACAACAAACCAGTGCCAGGGATATTTTCAGGCAGGCATTGATTTCATGGGTGCAACGTCAAACATTCACTAGGGGTGGTTGATGGCAAAAAAGACTGGTGCCAAATTCAGGGACAAGGATATGGCCTCAACCAATAGATTGTTTGATAGGGTCAAGGATGCAATGGACCCAAAGGAATTTGATTCCATTGGCAAATACACTGTGAATCAAATTAAGGGATTCACCAGAGAGGGCAAGGACTTGACCAGGGACAGGTCACAACCACCATTGGCACCAGTGACAATTGAACACAGAAAATATCTGCAGGAAAACAACAGGACGCCATCATATATGTCACCAGATAGGTCCAACCTGACAGTGATTGGTGCCTTGTTGAATTCAATCACTCACAAAGTTGTGAAGTTGAAAAAGGCAAATGTCACCAGGTTCAAACTGATTATTTTTCTCAAGGACGGAAAACACCCTGGCTACAAGGGCAAATCTGGCAAAAAGATCAAACGGAAAAAACCACCATCATTTGATGACATTGCATTTTATTTAAAGGACATTGGTCGAGAATTTCTTGGCATTGATGCCAGAATATTTGAGAATATTAAAAAGAAAGTCGTTTCAGCCATTCGCAGGAATCTGAAACGAAAATAATTTTTGACAACCAAAAAGGATGGGATGAAAATGTCAACTGAAAACCAAAATGGTGCTGGTGGCACCAACAGTGACGCTGGTAGCAACACTGAGAATCAAACTGAAAATCAAACACAGTCTGTTGACTATGGCACATTTCAAAAGGTCTTAGACCAGAGAAAAAGTGACCAAAAACGTCTGAAGGAATTGCAAAACCAATTGGATGCAATGACTCAAGACAAATTAAAAGCTGAGGGCAACAAGGACCAATTGATTGCAGATTTGCAAAAACAATTGAACAACCAGAAAACCTCAACTCAACAGATTGTTTTCAATGCAGTCAAGGGCCAGGTGGCAAGTCGAGCCAAGGCATTAGGTTGTGTTGACCCTGAAGGTCTGGTCCAATTGGCAGGTCCAAAATTGGGTGAGTTGTCAGAGGGATTGACTGACAGTTTGGAGTTGGATTTTCAAGCTGTTGATGCTTTACTTGAGGACATGAGGAAATCAAAATCCTATTTGTTCACAGGCAGTGCAAAACAGACCAAGGATGTGACTCCCTCAAATCATCAGCCTGGTTCAATCAAAACCAGTGCAAAAAAGGAATTGGATGATTTGTGGGATGATTTGAGAAAATTAAGTTAAAACAAAACTATTAAACAAGGATGGTAAAAAATGGCAGTAACAGGTGATGCAGCATTAGCGGCAACAAAACAAGCAACAATTGCAGCAATTGCACAACGTCTATTGGTGAGTGAGGCAATCCTTGCACCATCAATCCGTGATGTGTCTATGTTTGCAAAAAAGGGTGACAAGTCTATCACATTCCCTAAGCATGGTTCATTCACTGTTGAAAACCGCGCATCAGGTGCAGCGGCAACAATTCAGAATTTGCAATTTGCAGGTGACACCATGTTGTTGGACAAACGTGCAACAATTGCATGGTTGATTGATTCTCATGATGAGTTGGAATCACAACTCAATGTTCGTGAGGAATACATCAAGACTGCAGCCAAGGACCATGCAGTGTATGTTGATGGTCAGATCATCACTGAGCTTGAGGCAGTAGCAGATGCAGGGACAGTGACCCTAGGTGATATCACCAAGGACATTTTCCTTGAAATGCGCACCAAGTTGTTGACTCGCAAAGCAATGCGCAATGAATTGTATTTTGCTTGTGGCCCTGACCAAGAAGAAATTCTTTTGGGCATTCCTCAATTTGTTGAGGCAGACAAATATGGTGCTGCAGTGATTCCAAATGGTGTTCTTGGCCGATTGTATGGTGTGAATGTTCTTGTCACTCCAGAGATTGGTGCCCAAACATACTATATGTATGAGCGCAGCGCGTGTGCCATTGGTTTCCAAAAAGCTCCAATGTTTGACACTCGCAAGGCACCAGAATATGGCACAGGTTCAATGTTAGAAGTACTAGACCAAAAATTTGGTGTTCAAGGTCTTCACATTGAATTGCAAGGCGCACCTGCAGGCAAGTCTGCACTTGTTGTCAAGGATGCCAACTAATCTGTGAGACAATCATCACAGACTGAAATTTTATACAAGGTTGTGGCTCCAGACCCTGATGGTCTGGAGTCATTGCTGTTTGAGTTGAACACGCTGTTGAAATCATCAATCACGCCATCATTCCTTTATCGTGACCCAATTGACTCTCAAATGTATGCCTGGTTTTATATTGAGTTGGATAGGTTGATTGATGCTGGTCTAATAAAATTCGAGGAATAAAATGGCAATACCAAGGTCACATGATGATAGGGACCAGGATAATTTTCTCGCACACCCTGACCATGTGCCTGACAAGTCGGCGAGGCTTGTTTATGACCCTGCACTTGAGAGAGTCATTGCCGCACTCAATGGCACAGCTGACACTGATTCACAAATTCACAACATTAGTATAGTTGCTGGCATTGAAACGAGTTTTGCATTGCCAACAAACACAAAAAAATTTCTAATACGTTCAAGGGAATGTGGTGAAATAAAATTTTCCTATGGTGCAACAACTGACACTGAATTTCTCACCATTCCTGCAGGCAGTAGTTTTGAGGACATTTCTTTTTATCAATCTCAAACTATTTATTTTCAGAGTAGCAAAAACGACATCATTGAAATTGTCACCTGTGCATTAGCATAGGACATAATAGGGGGGAAAAATGGGAATAACACTAGACAAAGTGAGTGCTGCGTGTGGCAGTAGCGTCAAAATTTCTGATGGTACCAATGAACTGGCAATTGATGGTTCAGGTTTCATCACGGCCAACATCAATGGCACAGTCACTGTCACTGCAACAGATCTTGATATCAGAGATTTGAGTGCAGCACAGGACAACGTGGCCATTTCTGATGGCACAGACACAATGGCAGTCAACGCTGATGGCTCAATCAATTCTGTTGTTACTGCAACAGACTTGGATGTTCGCGACCTGACTCATGTGTCAGATTCAGTGAAAATTGGTGATGGCACTGATTTTCTCGCAGTGAATGCTGATGGTTCAATCAATGTGAATGCATCATTTGATTTGCTGAACACTGCATGGCAGGTCAACAAATTGACTGTGACAACCACATCATCACAACTTGATGCCACACCATTGGCTGCGCGTGAAAAAGTGATTGTGCAAAACCTTGGTCCACAGTCAGTGTTTTTGAAAAACACCACTGCCACTGTGAATGACCTTGAATTGCCTTGTGGTGCATCAATGGAATTGGCAATGACAGATGCATTGGCACTTCATGCAATCACCGCTGCAGGCACTGCAGACGTTAGACTGGCAGAATTCAAATAATGTTCACCGAGTCTGATTTAAAAGAATATCGAAAATGCAGGTTGATTTTGAATCAGGCCAAGGTTGAAATTGACATTAGTGCCATTGGACCGCTGGCAACAGCGGTTCAGTGGTTTGACAGACTTGAGAAAATCATTGTTGGTTCAATTGCGATGAAAAATGCAGAGGTGAAAAAAGAACCAATAAAGAAAAACAAAAAGGTGCCTAATGCCAATAAGTCACAATCCTGACAGGGCAGATGTAAACAAAACAGAATATCTGCAGGGCAAAATCACTGTTGGCACCAGTGCTGTTGAGGCCAAAGTTGGTGCTACAAGGCAGGAAAACAGACAAACATTGGTCATATACAACAACGGAAATTTTGTTTTGTATCGTGGCCACAACAATTCTGTAACAACGTCAACAGGGACACCAATTCCTTCAAGGTCATTGGTTGTCATAAACACATCATTGCCAGTTTGGTTGATTTGCACAAATTCAAATCCTGATGTTTTGATTGAGGAATACAAGTGAGTTATTCAGGCCCTGGTTTATTTCAATTTATTCCTGAATCTGCAGGTGTTGGTGCGAGTCCTGGTTTCATTTTTGGTAGGTCAGGAAATTCATCATCTGGGTCATATTTGTCAAATGAGAGTGTGCCATCAAATCTGACAGGTATTCCTATTGGTGTTGCAAATGGTAGAATCACAGGTGTGATGATAAGGAATGAAATTGCCAACACATTCACAATTGAGATTGAGGAACATGATGGTGTGACATTCACATCACTAGGCACATTTGCGTTGACTTCAGTTAGGGGTCAGGATTTTTTTGGTATCAATATTCCGTTGACACCTGCAAAGGAAATTTCCTGCAAGGTGATTTCAGGTTCATGTAAAAATGTTAAGGTTGTTTTACTAGTTAAAGGTGATGCATTGTCATGAGAATTTTAAAAAACACAACACAGTCTGATATTTTCATTGTTGATGCTGGTGTGAATGTGCCAACAGGTGGCCAATATCAAATTCAAACCTTTGAAACATCATTTTTTGCAAATAGTGACCAGTTGATGAGTGCCATTGGCAATGGTGACATTGTTGTGAATGATGGCGGTGCAGATTTGTCAGTTTCAGATGGTATTGATTTAATCAAAGGATATCATCAAAAATTTGGCATTGACCCTGACACTGGAAATCTCACAACAACTGTGAAAACAGTGCCAGATGGTTGGGCATTGCAACAGTTTGAAACTGAATATCAATTATCAACACTCAATTCAATTCATGAAAAAGATGCCAACAACAGTGATATTGGTTGGTCAACATTGAAATTTTATGAGGGCAGTCCAGGCAGTGAAACTGAAATCACTGGTGCAAATTTGAATCAAACATATTTGAATGCCAATTGCACAATGACTGAATTGTGGTGGATGCCAAATGTTGATTATATTATTTTTGGTGGATACATGGCGCAATTGGACCAGGCAACAGAAAATGTATATGCATGGACTGCCGCCCCAAGGTTAGATGATGCTTATGGTGGTGCGGTTCATTGGTATTCTCAAGGTGGTGTGAATCTGAATTTTCAAACAAAACAATATAGATATGGCGTTGAAAAACAGGCAGGCACCATGATGAAATATTCACACCCTGTGTTGGGTGATGGCAAAGGTACAAACAGAATGATGTTTAGATTAAGGCACTCTGCAGGATACAACTTGAGAGTGCAAAACATATTCATCATTGCAGTTGAGGTGTGAAATGATAGGTGTTCAAGTTATAAGAGAGCCAATTGTGCAGGTGAATGACAAAACCAGGATTGACTTGAGGAAATCATTTTCATCCTTGAGTGAATCATTCACGGTGGCCACAATTGATTTTGGTGCAGGTCCAATTGATGTGTTGTCAAAAATGTATTTGGACTGGTTGTTCAATGCTCCCAATGCAAATCAAACAATTGATGTGCATTTGGAAACTGCCACAGACAGTGCAGATTTGCAGGTGTCAATGGTGGTGATTTCAGAGGCAGATGATAAGTTATTTTCCTCTGATGATGATTTGATGGTGCATGAACCTGACATTATGGATTGGGTCAGACCAGGCAGGGCCTCATTCAAAAACATTCACAGAATGGTTCAAACCAAAATCCTTGATTGGTTGAATGGCAAGAAATTCAGAATGACCAATGGTGACAGAATCACCAAGGATGCCATTGTTGATGTGGCTGATGTGAGGGAATGGGCCACATATTGGGCATTGCAGTTGATATTTGAGGGCAGGTCCAATGCCATTGATGATGTATTTGCACAAAAAGCTGATGAATATTCACAGAAAAAAATCTCACACAGAGAGGAATTCATTGGCCTTGATTTGGTGTCTGACAATGTGACTGAAGTCACACACAGGGCCACCACAACATCATTCAAGGTTGGTTTAGGATGACAACAATCCTGCCATATTTCAGGCAAAGGTTGAATCAGTTTGGTTTGGTTGAATGGCCTGATGTTTTCAATTTTGAGAATGTGCCATCAACTGAATTGAATGAGAGATATCATCTGGACATTGGTACTGTCACACTGGATTCAAGGAATCAGTTGTGTATGTCAATGGCCACCACAGTGACAGTGAGGGTTTGGGTCAAGGCATTCAATGAGTTGATTGAAAAACGTGAAACTGCATTGGCCTTGGCAAAATCAATCATGTTGGATTTGAGTGACTTCAGAAATTGCACAACACACTCTGATGAATTGAAAAATGTGGTGTCATCTGCATTTGACCTGGTGCCAATTTCTGATGACAATGACAATGTATTTAGGCTTGAAATGCAATTTTCAGTCAATTTTGAAATGGTTCAAAACTATTAAGTGAGGTGAAATAATGGGCGTTGAAAACGTAAAACTAAGACCATCAACTGTGACATTTGGTGGTGTTGCATTAGGTTGCACAGATGGTGATTTGGAAATCACATTGCCAACTCTGAATTCAGTGGACATCACTTGTCATCAAGAAGGTTCAAATGTTCTTGACCAGATTGTGACAGGATATGGCCCATTGGAAACAACTGTTGTCATAAAAGAGGTGACACTGGCCAACCTTGAAAAATTGCTTGAAGAGGGCCTAGGTGGTTCATTCACACCTGTTGCAGGCACCAAAGTCATTGGTTTTGGTAAAGACAAACAGTTTCAATCACTGTTGGCATTAGCACAGGAATTGAGATTTTCACCTGTTGGTGCATTAGACAACACCAATGATTTTGTTTTCTGGAAAGCCATTCCCATCATGGAATCTGTGACCCGTTCTGGTGAAAATCCAGAGGTTGCATCTGTCACATTCAGAGTCTATCCTGATGCGACCAAACAGGATGCAATCAACATTGTGAAAATATACGGCGATGATTCACAAAACCTTGATGCATAACTAAAGGATTTTCATGGAATTGGATTTGTCACCAACACCCCTGGTCATCAAATATGGTGGCCAGAGGTATCAGATGAGAATGCCAAGTCAAAAGGATTTGGCCAATTATGGTTCAAAAATTGATGGCCTGTCACAAAGTGACCAGGCAGAGGCAATGAGGGAATTCATCATTTCCCTTGGATTGCCTGGTGATGTTTATGACAAACTTGAGGTTGGAAAAATCACCCTGTTGGTTGAAACATTGCTTGAAAAAAAAATGCAAAAATAAATGACCATCACCTCAACATGGCAAGGTTGTCCAGATTTTATGGTTTCACCTTGTCAGAGGTGATGGGAATGACCCCTCAAACTGCAGAGATATTTTTAAAATGTGCCAGGTTGATTTTGTCTGAGGAATTGAACTGGTCAAAGGTGTTGAATACATATCCCCACACATCTGGTGACAAGGGAAAACGGTTCAGGCAGTCCATTGACAAACAACTTGAGAGAATGCTCCAAATAAATGACAATAAAACAGTTGAATCTGAGTTGGTGAATCCCAGTGATATTGGCAGAATTTTGAGAGGAAAAATGTTGAATGGCTGACAGTAAAATCACCCTTGAAATTGACCTGGACAATGACAATGTCATCAAAGGAATCAAACAGATTCAAAAAGGTTTCAAGAACACAGAGAGAAAAGTTGATGCCAACACCAAGGCAATGAAACGTGATTTGGCATCTGTTGCTGCAACATCTGCAACAATTGGAAATGCATCAAGTGCTGCATTTTTGCCTCTCATTGCATCCTTGAAATTTGTTGGTGTTTTGTTGGGTGGTTTATTTGTCAAAAAGACAATTGATGCAGCAATCAAACAGGAAAATGCCATCAACTCAATGAATCAGGCCTTGAAATCTGCAGGCAGATTTTCAAAGGATGCTTCACTTGATTTCCAAAATTTTGCAAATCAGATTCAGGCCACCACAGTCATTGGTGATGAATCTGCACTTGAATTGTTGTCATTGGCAGGTGCATTTGCAAGAACAAATGATGAGGCCAAACAACTGGTGAGTGCAGCAATTGAAATGAGTGCTGCACTTGGAATTGATGTTAAAAGTGCAATTCAACAATTAGGAAAAACAACTGGTGGTGCATTAGGCAGATTGGGTGAGTTGATTCCAGTCACAAAAACATTGACCCAAGAACAACTCAAGGCAGGTGCAGCAATCAAATTGGTTGCTGACAGATTTGCAGGTTCAGCACAGGCACAGATTGAAACATTTGGTGGTAAGGTCACACAACTGTCAAATGCATTTGGTGATTTGTTTGAATCAATTGGAATGTTTTTCACTCAATCAAAAAATTTTAATAATCTGGTGAAATTGCTGACTGAGGGTTTTGCATTGGCATCTGATGCTGTCAGGTCGTATGTAAAAGAAAATGATGATACTGAGTTAGGAAAATTAAACAGAGAAATACAAAAACAAGTTGATACATTGGTTGAATTGAATGGCCAATGGTTTGGTGCCAGAAAAGGATTGCAGGCACTTCAAAAACAACAGGAATTGGGTGCAAAAATATCCAAAAAAACCATAGACAATGCATGGAAAACTGTTGATGCATTGGATGCCAGACGGAAAGCCACATCTGCATTGGTTGCTGAGTTGAAAAAACAGGCAGAGGCACTAAAGCCACCTGAAAACAATGTTGTTGTGCCATTGGACCCAAAAAAGGTGTTGGAAAATCAAACTGCATTGAATGATGTTTTATTGGCACAACAAATTGAGCGTGTGAGAATTCTGCAGCAAAATGCAGTTGATGAATTGAATATTTCAAAGGCAGTACAATTTGAAAAAATAGCAATTGAACTGCAGGCACTTCAGAGAATTGATGCCCTCAAAAAACAATTTTATGAGGACGGAAAACTTAAGGCAGGCATTGCTGAGGAAGATATCAACAAGGTCATTGCAAATGAAATTGCAAATAGGGACCGATTGATTGCACAGGCTGATGCCAGATTGCTTGAAAAACAAAAACAAACCTACCAACAAATTTTGCAATCAACAAATCAATTGTTGGTGAATGGTGTTGGTGGTGCATTTGAGAGATTGGGTGCAACCTTGGTGAATGGTGGCACTGCATGGTCAGATTGGTCATCATTTATTTTGGGAATCCTGGGTGATTTTGCCATTCAGGTTGGTTCACTCATATTGGCACAAGGTTTGGCCATCAACTCATTGAGTGCATCATTGGCATCCTTGAATGGTGCTGCTGCTATTGCTGCTGGTGCTGCATTGATTGCCCTTGGTGGTGCCTTAAAAGCATTGTCAGGAAAATCTGGTGGCAGTTCAGGTGTTTCAACTGGTGGTGGTGGTGCAGGTGCAGGTGCATCTGAATCAAATGCACCATTCATTCCTGGTTTCAGTCCTGAATCTGAAACTGCATCAGAGGCATCAACACAGGTTGCACAAACACAAACACAAATCACTCTGAACATTGAGGGGTCAGTGTATTCAGCCAATGAGAGGGAAACAGCAATGTCAATTGCCGAGACACTCTCACAGGCATTTGACCAGGAAAATGTGAGATTGAGGGGGGCATTTGCATAATGGCACTGACAACATTTTCCTCATTTTGGTATGGGCATTTGGTTGATGATACCAGTTACACAATTGATTTCACAGATGCATCAGGTGCAAAAACTGCAGAGTTGATTTTGGGTGGCTATACACCAACACAATTTTCCGTTGAATTGGCCAGGGCAATGACAGATGTTGGTGGCCAGGAATATTCATGTGTGTTGGACAGGGCCACCAGGAAACTGACCATCAGTGCTGTTGACCCCTTTGAGTTGAATGTTTCAACAGGTCCAACAGGTGGCATTTCTGCATTTGGTTTGGCAGGTTTCACTGCAGAAAAAACAGGTTCAAACAGTTATCTGGCAGATGTTCAGACAGGTTTTGAATGGCTCCCGCAATTCAAATTGCAGGATTATGTGCCAACATCAATCAACAAATCACCAGTTGATGAAACACTCAACCAAACAATCACAGGCAGAGTTGAATCAATCAGGTTTGGCACTCTCAGTTTCATGGAATGCAATGCTGTTTTAATTAACAACAGGGGTGTTGAAATTCCAAACTACCTTGAGGCAGATGGCAGTGGTGTTGAAAATGCAGTTTCATTTCTTGAATATGCAACACAGAAATCAGGTGTGGAATTCATGCCAAACAGGAATGTGCCAGGGATTTTTGAATCATTCATTTTGGAATCAACAACAGAATCACAGAATGGCACCAGTTTCAAATTGGCTGAGAGATTGTCACAGAATTTGCCTGATTTTTATGACACTGGTTTGATGGTGTTCAGAAAACTAACATGAGAGGGAAATTGAAATGAGTGTTGTCAATGGACAGATTGCAAATCAAACCACATTCAATGAGGCATTTGTCTCAAGGAAAGTTGATTCAGACACAGTTGGCAGAGTTGGACTGAAAAATGTTTTGCCTGAATCTGGTGCTGAAATACAAAATGCGCAGAGATATATCAATGAATTGGCAGATGTGACAGGTGTTTTGAATGAGGGTGATGCCACTGCAAAACAATATGGCTCAACCAATTTCATTGCTGATGGTGATGACAGAAAAACTGCCATTGGAAAACTTGATGTTGCACTTGCTGCAGATGCAGTGAATTTGTCAAACCACATTGGTCAGGACATTGCACATGGTACTGGTTCAAAAATAGTTGGTGAATCAGATGTGAATTTGCTGACAAATAAAAACATTTCACACATTTCAAACACAGTTTTGACTGTCACAGGTTCAGTTGGTGGTGAGATTTCTGTCACCGCTGCAGGTGGCATTTCAATTGTTGGTGTGAATGAGGAAATGATTTTTGTCAGTGGTGATTCTCCCGATGTTGTTGTGACTGCAACACCACAGGTTCAGGCAGGCACAAAATTGGGTCAAAAATTGACCTTAATTGGTGGCCCAAATACAATCATTTTGGCAGATGGCAATGGCTTGTTTTTGAATGGCATTTGTGAATTGAATCAAAATCAAGTGTTGGACCTTTTTTGGAATGGTTCAACATGGCATGAAAAATCACGGAGAGAATAGCAATGAAAATTATTTCAATTATTTTGTTTTTGTCA